ATAGTGAATCTGTATCTTGTACAATATATGCATCGCCAACTACCGCATCATTTGGAAGATTACCAATACTTTGTACATTGCCTTTAAATACAATGCCCATACCCGGTGTTCCAGCAGCACCTTGAGCGCCCGCTGCACCTTGAGCACCTACAGTACCAGCGCCACTAGCACCGCCGTATGTATCAAGCATATACGTTACTGATTGGCCAACTGCAAATGTATAAGGGCTTTCAACAGGAGAATATGAGTTATCCTCGTAGGTTACGAAAACTTCAGTGTAATCATTATCATTATCATCACCACCGCCTATTTCAGCATTAATTCTGCTGTAGCCAGTAATTTCGTAAATAGCGTATCTTTCTGGATTATCAACATCTACGATTGTAATAGTTGCACCTAAAGCAGGATTACCAAGGTCTCTCTTAGACAAATAATTTTCTAGAAGAACGTTTCTTACATTATATTGATCTAGATTATAAAACTTGATAGATGATACAAGCGTTGGATTTGATGAATTGAATGTAACTGATTTTAGATCAGGGTTTGAACCATCAATAGCTGAAACATTATATAAAACTTTTGCAACATTGCCAGGACCCGATGCTGTTGAACCAGAACCAGAACCTGAAGTGCCTGAACCACTGCCAGCACCTGGAACCGATGATCCATTATTATCACCAATCAAAAGTTGTGGTAAAACATACGTCTTAGCAGATGGATAATAGTTTGAATATGTAATTGTTACTTGTGCGTATACATTACCCGCAGCCATTGAAGCTGCTTGCTGCGCCGTAACACTAAATGAAATATGACCTTGTGTAGATGAAGCTGGAGCACCAATTGTTAGTGGATTTGTTTGTCCAGGAATAATTGGGTTTGAATATTGGTAGGTTTTTTGACCAAATGAATTATAAAGAGATACGGTAATTGCATCAGCATCTGCCGCATTTAATTGATTATTAATATAATCTTTATAAAGAATAAGTTCAACCGTTGTAGCAACACCTTGTTGTAGTGAAATCCCCATAGGGATAAAAGCCATAATGTCGTCTTTAGAAACGTAAGGCATAATTTTGGTATCTTATTTTGTATTTCTTTTATATATCTTATGTATTTTAGGCAAAGTCCCTAACAAGTGCATTAAACAAGACCGCTTTAGCTACTGGAAGTATAGCATCTTCAAACGGTATATCCTTAAAAGCAATGCCTAATCTGCAAAACATTAAAGTCTCATTTTCATTTTGATATTGATCATAAAACTTTACAATATTTTCTTGATTATTCTCAAATACTTCAATATTTTTTAGTTGAATTTGTCTCCAAGAATTAGACATTTTAGTTGGTTTATCAAAATAAAATGTGTATATGGATTCATTATATGGAATGATCATGTATCCGGCATTTAAAAGCGATTGTTTTTTTGGAATCCAAGTCAATCGAATACTTGATTCAACTTTTCTCCAAATTTCACGGGCGTCCATATAGACATCACCAAATTCTACAATAGCTTCATCTACAATATCATCTACAATACGATGATTTAGGGCATCATCAGTTTGTAAGTCTTCATAGATTATTTCAAAATTGATAAAGTCAATATCCTTTGGGACTCTTAATTGTTCGTCCTTGACTTCAATTTCATATTTTATACGATACAGTGAATCTAGCTGATTTTCGACATATTCGATAACCGGCCAGACTTTGTGTTCTTTTAAATCCTTTCTAAGACGTGACAAAATTGCCAACATCCTATAATGTTTCAATTCATAATCAACAGGACCATCTGTTAACCATGACATGTTGTCTTCATTTGCCATACCAAGTATATATCAGTATAGCGTTTTAGTCATCTTTTACCAGAGTGATTTATTTTGCACTATTTTTTTCCAGTGTGGTGCTAATTTTCGCTCTTTTGGTTTTAGAATATGGCGTGGTTGTTGGTGTTGCATCCTTGGTATCAATTGAATTTCTTCAAACGATTTTAGGGGACGATTTTCAACAATTGCCTTTATATAAAAATAGAGATCACGTGTTGTACCATCAAACGTTTCCATAATTTCAATAACCATGTCAACATTGATATGAAATTCTTTGGCTAATTCATCTTGTATCGCAATTAAACGATTGTGCTCATTTTCAAGATGTGTTTCCATCATAATCTTGATGCGCTTATTTTTCTTTTGGCGCTCTTGAACTTTAAGTTCTTCAAGCGTATCATGATGGTACCCCTGCATTGCATCAATTTCTGCACATTTTAGGCGATATATCTCTTCTTCTAAATATGTTTCAGCACCGAGCGGATCTTGTTCAAATTCACCAAATTCAATTTGTTGAAGTAGTTTTGAACCGCCTTTAAAATACTGTGTACGATCAAGCTTTTGTGTAGGGTAAAACCTACGCCACCATGTAAATTGACTCATATCTTATTAAAGATTATCGCGGACAGCGTTATGTAAAATCATTTGACTAGTTGGTGCAATACCAAAGCTAACCCAATTATCGATATTATTGAATCGTGAACGACACAGATCCATAATAGTCTCATCAAACGGCAAATGATTGCCATTGTTATCGGTCACGGGATGCCATACAGTTTCCCATCCCTCATTGAGGAATGTAACCCATGCCATTTCTTGATTCAAATCTAGTACCATGTGTTTGTGCTTTAATTATACTACTAATATAATAAAAAAACCCGACATAAAAAAATGTCGGGCTAACTTTTTTGCAAATATTTTAAAATTATTTTGCTTTCTTCTTTTGAATCTCTTCTATAAATTCATCGGCTGAAGAAACTGAATTTACAATCTTATTAGATTTCAATCCCCATTGCATAATGAACCAATCCATTTCCATTTCTGCAAACTTTTGTGAAAGACCTAATTGTTCTTTCAGGTGTTTAACACCCCATTGCACAAATGTTTGTTCTTGTTCATGTGTGACAACATATTTGGTGTACCACAATTGATCTGACTTCACATCATCATATGTTTTACCAAATGGCTCTAGTTGCTTATTTACTAAAGCTAAGAAAACTTCTTGTTGCTTCATTTTTTTAAACATTAGTTAAAAATTAATTCTTGTGAATCAAGAACACCCTGGTCTTGAAGATACACAAATTCATTAATTGACATTGATACCATAACGGTGTTTTGTGTTGCTATGCCAGAATAATTAATATGAATACCACTAACATCAAGTGGTGCGTCAGGTCCAATCAAACCTGAAAGTAAGATTACATCCGATGGGTGTACGTAGATATGAACTTTCATATTATTTATATATCTTATCAGAACATGCTTGACATAGTTGTCCGGCACCCTCTACATAATTATTACGAAAATCAATATGAATTGTTTCATCATATTGTGTTTCGGTGTTGCAAGATACGCATTTATCTTTAGCCATTTTAAACTGTTTTAAAGTTAGTGACCCGTACGAGATTCGAACTCGTGATCTTCTCCGTGAAAGGGAGATGTCCTAAACCGCTAGACGAACGGGCCGAATATTATATATTACCATTTACCAAGTGGACATTTTGAACGAGGTGAAAGTGTTTTTGCTGAAAGATTACAACCACAACCCCGTGTTAAATTTCCAGTAACTGTATGTGGTGCAACCTTCGTTGGATCGCATACAGAACCAGATCTTAGTCCACATTCATTACATTGATTAAGTCTTTTTTCTGAAAGTGCTTTTAATTGCGGATCAAGTGTATTAAACTTATCTTTAATTAAGTGTGCCCAACCTGTCAATATTTCATTGATTGTTTCCGGCTTCACTTTCTAAAACATTTAATCTACGTGTGTTAGCATCAACAATAGAACGTGTACGATCTGTAAACGTAGCAACCTGTTGAAGTGACTCATTCAATTGTTGAATATCCTGAGTAAGTGCATCCATACGTGAAGAAAGTTCACGCATGTTTTGAATGTGAGCTGCCATACCTGATTCAAGGGTACTAATCCGCTCATTCAAATTCTCTTCAAATTCAAAATTCTCAAACGAAACATCCATAATATCATTGTTTATTTTGATATGTAAATATACCACTGCAATAATGGATGCTATTGATAATATAATTGAAATCATTTTTTAATAGATATTTTTTTATATCTTTTATACTTATTTAAATAAAAATGTTTCAAAAATAAAAAAGGGTATACCTTTCGATATACCCTTTAGACCGGCAGTCAAGTAGTGGACCGTAACGGATTCGAACCGTTGACCCCCTGCGTGCAAGGCAGGTGCTCTAGCCAGCTGAGCTAACAGCCCAAGTTGATTGGTAATCAACATGCGATTGTTGAGGACAATCATAACCTCCACTTGGCTCCACCTTGTTTTTATAAGAGACAAGGAACTCTTTGGAGCGAAAGACCGGGTTCGAACCGGCGACCCTGACCTTGGCAAGGTCATGCTCTACCAACTGAGCTACTTTCGCATTCTTGGGGCTTCTCCTCTTTAGCGCGCTTTCAGCATCAAGGACCCTACCTAAGCGATCCGTCGACCGTGCTCTTAGGGTTTTACGTTTACCTCCCCATTTGGAGCCTCTTGTCGGACTCGAACCAACGACCTACTGATTACAAATCAGTGGCTCTACCAACTGAGCTAAAGAGGCATTTTGACTTAACCACCTCCCTATCTGCAGATGCATGAGACTGCCGAGCTAATTGCATATACAGTCTAGTTAAGTCATGGAAACGGTTCTGTTAAAGTGCTAGCCCCGTCCCCACGGCTAGACTCAGTACGATTACTTTGCTGCGTCTGAAGCACCTGGACCCTGTACCATGCCACCTTCTTCAGCTTCAACGTGACCTGGGCCAACGATGTCATCTTCGATAGGAGTAGCAACCACTGTAGTGTCAACAGTTGTTTCTTCAACTTGAGCAGCTTCTTCAGTACAAGCTACTGCAGCAAATGCTAGAGCAGCAAATAAAAGAACCTTTTTCATATCTTTGTTAATTTTAAGGTTAAAGGGAACTCTATTAAGTTCCTTTGCGGAGGCGGTAGGATTCGAACCTACGGACCTGTTACAGTCAACAGTTTTCAAGACTGCCGCGATCGACCACTCTGCCACGCCTCCTTTTGTTATTATCAATATTTCAAAGAACACAAATTATACATTGAATGTATTATTTGTTTCAGTTTTTGTTGAAATTTCTTTCAACTTTTGTTGCTCTAAGAGCGTACACGTCTGGGTTGTGAACCCGACAGGATTCGAACCTGTGACCGTCTCATTAGAAGTGAGATGCTCTATCCAGCTGAGCTACGGGTCCAAATCATTTTAGATTTAGTTTGTGCGGATGAAAGGAATCGAACCTTCACTTCGTAAGAAACCAGATCCTAAGTCTGGCGCGTCTACCAATTTCGCCACATCCGCATTGGAAGCCGAAACTTCCGTTGTGTAATCAAAAAAAACAAAGAACTAAACTTACTTTATTTATACTCTCAAGCTTGAGTTTGTTTCGTTTGAGATTTATATATTTTCAACTTTTTTTACCTCATTGATTTTTTCAAAACGGTAATTGTCTTTAATATAAAGATTCAACGCTTGACCTTGTGACTTTGCATTAACAAAGGCAACATAGTCCATTACAGATACTTCGTAATAAATATAACTTGCATGGCTAAAATGTACAGTCAATGTTTTATGCTCATAGTTATAAGAGCTTGATTGTACTGTTGAACTATCGTAAGTATTATTTTGAACTTTAATCATAGTAATTTCTTTTAACAGTTATTATACATTGCCTTTTAGAAATGTTTCTAAAGTTACAATAAAAATAAAAATATTTTAAGGATTAAACAAAAGGGAGTAAACTAGCGTATAAGTTATGGTTTTATGCCTGAGGGTAAAATATAACTTTAAATATTCTGGTTTGTAACATAAACTGGAAGTGTTCCAGAGAGCGCTCTTTCAAGTCTCTTAATAGCTTCGGCCAATTCTGCATTATTTGCTACTGGTGCTGCCGCTGTTGTATTTTCAGCGTTAGCTGTAGACCTACCAAGGCCAAGTGCATTACCAGCCCTTTCAATAATTCCAGGATTATTATTTCCACCAATGTTCTGTGCAAACTCATCAAGCTTTTCAACAAGCATTTCAATTGCCTCAACCATAGATTCACCCATTTGCTCGATTGCAGTTTCACCACCATTTTTAGAAAGGTATGCAAGGCCTTCGTAAAGTTTTCTAACCTCTGTAACCTTTTTAAGGTCTAGATCATTGATTGATTCTTTCCAATCTTCAAAAGAATCTGCAATATCTTCGTTGGCGTCAGCCATTCTTTGATATGCCATTGAGATTAAAAAATAATCATTTGGCTTTAATTCAGTAGAGTTTGCAAAGAATGAACTCGTTAGGGTTTTAATAAGTAATTGTGTCTTATTACCAACTGCTCTAACTTCTTCTTCTTTGATATCATTAAATGTTTTAACAAATTCTGTCAGCTTAATAAGAGGATCACCCATCTTTTTAACAACATTAATACCTTTTTCATAGTCAGAGCTTGTGAACCAAGTGCTACCCTGTGCGGCCTCTGATTGGCCAACCTCTGAGAATGTCTTAGAAAGAGCAAGAACAATATTTCTTGTATTTACACCAACCATTGCAAGGTCGTCAGTTGTGATAGATCTAAATTCAACAGGATTACCGTTCTTATCCCATTTTGTTGGGAACTTTAACATTGCCATATATTGAACACCTTGTGCAATACCTGAAAGCGCACGACCCATACCTGAAACTGCTTTAATACCCTGGTAAACCGATGAAGTTCCCGAATAATCACCCATAAGAACAGATGAAATAGAAGGACCACCGCCCGGATACTTTGCGCCAATTTCACCAAACGCTGTTGCAAGTACAGTTGTTACTTTTGCAATACCATCTGGAAGTGTTTCATAATTAATATCAAGTGCTTGAAACTTTTCAATGCCTTTGGCAATTGATAATAGGGCAATACCAGACATAATTAGGGCTGGTGCGCCAGCATACATACCTGCAATTGCAAGCGGTGGAAGCATGAATGAACGTGCAATAGATAGTAGTGCCCATTCCATGTTTGACATTGGACGACCACCTTTCATAATTGTAATACCAAGCACCTCAACAGGTTCTGTAGCATTACCTGAATCTGCAAAAATACCACCCGGTGCAAACATCTTAGGGCTTAAAGCATTTTGCATTGCCGAAATACCAAAAGATATTAAGAGCAGCGCCAAACCAGACATTATCATTGCACCAGCACCTGGAATAATAAACGCTGCTGCGGCACCCGCACCTGCCATTACAAGACCAAGACCGGTTACAGTTGCACCGATTTGAGCAATAGATTCCCAACCATCTGCATCTGGTTTGATTGCAGCGGTGAATACCAACATTGAAAGTGAAATTGCAAGAATTGGAAGTGTTGCAAATAACATTGCCATGGCACCTTGCCTAATAAGACCGCCAAATATACCAGCTATACCAAATACAAGTGCAGTACCAAGTACTAGTGACCCGACCATTGCCAGTGTTGTAAATGGAGCGCCGGCATAACTTAAAATAATTTCAGCTAATACAAAACCAGCGGCTAAAGAGACAATAGCCAAACCTGCAATAGCAAGTCCAGTAGCAACCTCTTTGATTTCTTTTGTGATTCCCATTTTACCAAGCATCCAGAACATACCACCAACAATGGTAATCATAAGCACCGAAAGCATTAAACCTGGAATACCTATAATAAGAAGTGGAAGTGCTAAAGCGAGTGTACCTGCAAAAATAAGAATGGCCATACCCATATCTTTGATAGCATCAATACCACCGGTAATGACATCCATCTTCTGCTTTGCATCTTTTGCGTCACCCATGGCATTTAGGGCTTCCACAATGAGCTTCATGCCCTGACCAATACCAGTAACACCTTTTGCTACTGCCGCGGCGTCACGGCCTTTAATTTTAACTTTATTGCCAACCTCTTTCTTTTCAGAAATGATTTTAAGATAATCACGTATCTGTATAAAAACGCCAAACAGGTCTCCACCTGGGGAAACCTGTAAGGACGTTAATTCTACAGCATTTGCAATTCGCTCTTGCTGACTATTTGTTAATTTCTCAAAAGGAGACTTAAAGAATTGCACTTAAAATTAAGCTATTATTTCTCTTATATATCAAAGTCTAGGTACCTTAATATTTGGCATCTTCATTGCACCCATATTAGGCATCTTTGGCATATTAGATTTCATAGAAGACATTTGGTCATTCATTGTTGCCTCTTCTTTCTCATTGCCCCTCTGTTGTTCCTTCAACATTGTTGAAAGTTCTTTTAGATGATAATGGTACTCGTAATACGGCATTGCTTCAATTTCAGACGGTTGCATCTTCATATGATGCATAAAGTAAAACTTCGTCTTAAAGAAGTTCTCCAGCGAGATCTGAAATAATGAAAAGACTTTTGATTCCACCTGGAAAGTTTAGCGGTACAAGGACCTCCTCGCCTTGCCTATCAACTACTAAATCAGGTTTAACACCAATTTTCATTTTCTCAGCTAGTCTGTAAATAACCATATACTTTCTTTCACTCCAACCCTGGAACTCGATTTCATTTTCAAAGATCTTCTTTGAATTGAAACCTCTCCAATCTTGTGTGATATATGGTAGGATTTGAATAAATGACTGGTCCCAAGATTTGCGCTCTCTTTGACGAGATTGCATAAACTTAGTAACCTCTTCCATAACACCAACTGTTGGTGGTGTCATAATAACTTCACCAGCTGATTTAGTTTGAATTACATATGCTCTTTTTTCAGCATCGTAGTATTGTTCAATTTCTTCTGGTACATTTTCAGTTGTAAAATACTTTGTACTTAGTTCAACATCAAATGGTGTACCATCCTTATCTTCACCTTTAAGCATTAGCTTGTTTTCAGGTTCTGGGAATGTTAGGTCTCTAATAGATAGGATTACATAAATTCTGTCTTCTTCACAGATATCTTTGTAAGTCAACATCTTTGTACCTGATTTGAACTTTGTACAAGATTTAATAATAAGATTAAGCTTCTCTTCGATATCGACAAGGTTTGTCTCATCCATTGTTGAGAATTGTCTAATCTCAGCTACTCTTGCTGAACGAATTTGAAGCTTTGCATCTGTTGGATAAAACTTACCTTCAGAAGGTAGGTCTTCTAGATTAATATCCATCCATCCTAAGTGTGCATCAGCATCTAAAGTATCATTCTGCCATCTAGCCATTGACGCTTTACCAAGACCATTTTTCTTAACCTCGTTAATCATGTCTTGGTCTTTGCTTTCTACCATGTCCTGGTAGGGATCCCTCGTGTTGTTTTGATCTTCCATAAATTATTTGTTTTTGAGCTGCTTTAGTTTATCTTTACTGAAGACTTTTTCTTCATCTCCTCTAGATTCTATCTCAGTTCTGATTAATTCTCTAATAAAAGCGGACATTGAAATAGGTCTAATACCTCTTTCGATTGCATCATTTAATATAATCCTATTGAGGACCGCAACCTCGTCTTCGGATAATAGTACTTGCAATTTGTTAGTTAGTTTTGAACTCATATTATAATGGTATTATAATAACTTTTTTAGGGTTAAAAAGAGAGCAGGTTTTACCCTGCTCTCCAAAATTAAATTAATAATCAATTAAGCTAGTTCTTCTTTCCATGAATCACATCTGAATTGAACTTCCATTTCCTGTGGTTCAGCTGCTGAATAATCACCAGCTTCTAGGAATGGCAAGCCAGACATTAGGAAACAATCTTCTAGAGTAACCGTTCTAAAGATATCACCCTTTCTGTTGAATTGAGTAACGATGATTGTACCAACGTAATCCTTTTTAAGGCCCATTTCACCAGTGTTAGGGTTGTAGATTAGTTTATACCAATCCTTTAGTGTTTTGTAAACATAAGCTTCGTTAGCTTCGTTTAGGTTAAGTGTAAAACCAACTGTTAGGTCGATAGACGTTGTATCTGGCTGACCAGCGAATGAACGTGTTACAAACTTAAACTTCTGCTCAGTCGTGCCGATAGCTTTGTTGATATCCATACCAGAAATTGACTTAACATGCTGAAGTAGCATGCCAGCATTTGCAACACCGGCTGGAGGAAGGATAGTTACTTCGAATAGATTCTGTTGAACTGGTTCAAAGTTTCTACCTTTCTTGCTTGTTTGATCTTGTGAATAATGTGGAAGTGGCATATCTTCTATAATCTTTTTTTATATATCTGATTAATTGAAGTTACCTGTCGCAATTTCACCAGTGTTTAGAACTGTAGTTCTTTGAACAACAATTTCTAGACCTTTAACCGGCTCAACAAAAGTATCTAGGATACCGATGTTTGCGTCAATGACCTCATTTGTATTATTTGTTGTATCCATTACGTTTTTGTAATCGTACACACCGTAATCCGCCTTAACTGATTCCATGAATGAATCTGCAAGTGTCTTGATTTCAAGTCTTGTTTGTGGTGTGTTGAATTCAAATACGTAATCCTTTAGGATTGCTGCTAGACCGTCCTGGATGTAAATCAACACCTCTCTTACGTGAGCTGAAGAAAGAGCTGATTGAACTGACTGCTGTGCAGTCTTGTTACCTAGGATAGTTAGACCCGCACCTCTTTGGAAAACGATTGGGTTGATACCGAATGGCTCAAGTACGTCTCTATCTGCCTTATCAAACGCGTATTCAGCGCCAACAATACCAGAACCTGAGATAACGCCTCTTCTTGGACCGGCAACGATTGCCCATGGTGCAGAATCAGTGTACTTATCAATAAAGTTATTAGATACGTAAGCTGCAGATGGAACCACTAGGTCCTTGTTATTTTCTCTAGCGATAAGTGCAGTGTAGTAGAATGCGTAGTTAGCACCATCATTGATACCTGGTAAAGCATAAAGAGATGTTGGATTCTTATCTAGGTTACCACCAGTTGCAATGTAGTTGATATCAAACGCGCCGCCTGCATTAGTGAATGAAGGGTTAGTTGACTTCTTGAATTCAAAAATTGCTGGAGCATTTAGAATCGCAGATGCATTCTGTCTTTCTTTTGCAAGTGCAGATAGCTGAACCTTGTTTAGAAGACCACCGTCATAAGATGCGAATGTATCAACAATATATCTGAAAGTAATATTGTCTTTATCAACTAGTGCGTTTGCTAGACCAGAACCAAGTGTTACTGCATCTAGGCAATCAGTAATTGTTTGTGCACCAACTGCAGCACCATTTAGTACAAATGTTTTATAGTGAGAAACTGCTTTTTCAAATGACTTGTAACCTTTAAAGTCTGAAGTTGCCGCAGCTTCACCAGATGTGTATACTCTGTATGTAATATCACCCGTAACACCATCAACAGTTTTAGCAATTCTTAGAACCTTAACCAATCTATTTGGTTCAGCTGCTAGGATGTAATCACCAGCAACTAGGTCTAGGTCATGAGCACCAGCTGTAGATACAAAATCTACAAATGCACCTGACTGCCAAGTGTACGTTAGGTTTGAATCAAGTGCATAAGATCTTGCACCAGCACCGATAGCATATGACAGAAGATCATAAGAAAGTCCAGCACTGTATGAGTGACCAACTAGATCAAGCTTAGTGCCTGTTTCATCTAGGATTGCATCTTCTTGAACCGCGCAGAAAAGACCAGTTCTTCTTGCTTCAGAATTAATGATAGTTTCAATGTAAAGGTTATTACCTTCTTTATCAGTGAAGTTTGGTAGGATCGAACCTGTGTATTTTGCAAGTAGAGAAACTTGTCTTAGGTTTGCAAACTCATCAAGCTTTGTTTTATTTAAACCAGCCGTTGTGAAGTATTCACCGTAAATAGGATCCGTATCCATTGCAGCTGCCTCAAATGAACCCTTGAATACAAATACGTCAACCATAAAGTCTGACATGTAATCAAATGCATTTAGGTGTGCAGGTACATTACCTTCACCATACCAGTCTCTTGCTAGAATATCAAAACCTTTTGTGTCTTGAGCAGCTCTAACAATAACAGTGATATCATCTTGCTTGATATTGATAAATCTTAGTGCATTTTTTTCAAATGTACCAACGACTGCATTCAATTCAGCATCTGATGGTGTCCAGAATTTTTCAGTGTTGAAAAAGCTTGAATAGCTGTTTTTACCTTCTTTTGTTACAAGCGTTGCATCAGTTGCATTAGTAATTAGACCCTTATAGTTGATGTAATCACCAGACTCTGGTGTAACAATAACCATTGGATTTAATGGATCATAAACCGGTGGTACGTATGCGTCAAAAGAAGACAGGTTAAGTGCTAGGATAGGACCTCTTGTTAGAGCTGCAAGCGCAGATCTGTGGAAGAACATACCTTTCTTTTCAAGGTTCTTGTCGATTGAACCGAAAACCTCGATAAACTGTTCAGTAGTGCTAATAAGAACTGGAGAATTGTAAGGACCCTTCTTAGAGTGACCTACAACCAGTCTGATAGTTTCAGCTGGAATATTTGAAGTCTGAGACTTGTCAAATTCTAGTCTGTAAACACCCGAACTTTTAAATTGTAATAGTTGTGGACTTAGTGCCATGATGTATAACTATATTTTTTATTTTATGTATATATCTCCGTTTTAATCTAATTGTTATGATAATAGATCATAAATATCATACTGTAGGTCTCCATCGCCATCAAAATCTTTATATAAAATAGATTCCATTTTATCATGTAGACTTTCATCAATAATATCTAACGCTTCTTCCACAAAGTCGGCATAATCAGTAGTACCGATAAATTCACAGATAGTTACACACGTCATAATAGTATCATCATTACCGTGCTGTCCACCGTAAGAACCATTTGGTAAAGTACCAAACATTGACGCTTCGTCAACTGTTGTCTTTTCATCAAAATAGACGCGGTTAGCTTCTGCTAGCTTTTTTAGGTTTTGACACATCACCGGTTTGTTATCTGATTTAATACGAATACCCGGCTTCAAAACCCTGGCGTCATGGCGGTGTTTGAACCTAACAATCATTTCTTCATCAAAGTCATTTCGTCTTGGAAAAAGAGAAGTCAAATATTTAATAAGAATTGTACCGTATGTATTGAATTCTATAACCAGCTTTGTGTTCTCCGGATTGAAAATATCTACTGAAAGTGTATAGAGAACTTTTGCAAAGTCTTCAATAACATGTTCATTAGACCTAAATACGCCAATTTGTTTTAACATGAAAAAGTCATACATGGCACCCGGATTTTGTAAGATTTCCATATGCTTTTCTTTCATAGGTATTAATTCAAACATGTTGATAACAGAATAGTCACCACCATTACCCTCCGCAATATCAATTGAGAACGTGAAGAATCTTCCATCTTCTCTTGCATATGCTGGATCAAAATCTGGATGCCATTGAAGAAAACCCTTCATATCCATATGAATATTTTCAAATTCATCTAGGTCGTGGTATACATAATTCTTAATGCCTTTACGTAGCATCTTCATTGTGCCCGGGCTAAATAGCAGGTTTGACGATGAAACGAATTCATTACCATACTGTCTATTAAATGCCTCTTCAGAACCTAGGTTATTAAGTTCTCGTTTGTACCAGCTATCATCACGGTCTGGGTGTTGCCACCAATCAATACGTGTTGGTTTATATGCATTTTCACCGCGGTCAGCTGCCGAATAAATTTCATAGAATTTATTAAAGCCGTTCGGTGTTGATGTGATATTAATACGAGATACCTTCGAAGCCGAAAGCGTTGGATAAACGTTTTCATAAAACGTATCCACAATTGAAGGATGCACGTGAGCAAACTCATCCAAATACAGGTTGTGGATTGTAAAACCAATACCCGATTTTGCAGTTGTTGATTGACCAACAATACGGCAACCATTGTCACACTTAACGTTCATAACGTCATACTTGATAATACCGGGCTTCATATAGAACGGTAGGTTTTCAAGTACAACTTTTGCTTTGTCAATAATCTCTTTAGTTGTATCTGATTTATTGGCAAGTAGTAGGGTTGTCTTATCAAAGTTGAATGTCAGGTACCAAGCATTAAAAATAGACGCCGTGACGGTTTTACCCATCTGTCTAGATGCAAGTACAACATTGAATCGATTGTCCTGGAAATCTTTAAGTAACTGCTTTTGGTAATCTCTAAGTTTAACTTGTTGAATACCCTCATCTGTCATTACAACAGCATATCGCTCAGCAAAGTATACAATATCGTTTGCACATTTTGCTAGTTCTGCAATTTCTTCATCCGTATATTCAAATACAATATTACCCTTACGAAGGTACTGCTTACTTTCGTAAAATGGTAAAGCAATCTTGGGGCGATAGCCCTGGTCCATTGCTAAAACTAAGTCATTGACTTTATTAGTGGACCATACAAGTTTCGATGCTTCTGTATCTGAATCCTCTTTTGGAATCCAAACATTATCTCCAGTATAATCGCTCATATATTAGTTATTCTTATGGGATTAAAGTCTAACGCATCTGTATCTGCATATATTGAATTATAATCATTGGAATCAATAAAATCCTTTAATGTACCTTTGCTAAAATCTAAAATATCTTTTTTATATAAGATCCAATGATGTGTCATAATTTTACCCATGTCATCTTCATCATGTGCCATGTCTATGATTTCAATTTCACCGAAAACTGACTTAAATCCTTTTAATTTGTTTGATTTAATTATATTTGAAACTTCTGATATAATACCCTGGCAATCTCCTAACGATTGATTATCTAGGAAATCTTCCCAACTATCATAATCATTTGCTGATAGAATTTCATCAATTATAAATTGAATATCTTTATCTAATTTATATTCCTCAAATAGTTTTACACGTCCCATATTAATCTTCTGTGTTTTCTTCTATGTCAATATCTGTAATGTCGTCAGATTCACCTTTAGGAATCCAAACATTATCTCCAGTATAATCGCTCATAGATCGTTTTCTTCAGCTTCGACGTCTTCGATATTATTATCAATACCCGCTCTAATTTTTGACATTAGGTCGCGTGTACCTCTTTGCACATTACCGCCAGTGTTATTACCACCAGAAGCTTCATCTGTAATGCGCTTGTTTGTTTTTTCTCTATAGATTTCAGCATCTCTAGCAATACGCTTTACCGATTCCTCGGTTGCCATCAAGTACATTGTCTGTGATTTGATGATATCAAGCATTGATTTTTGCAGAGTAGCTAGTACTTCAAACATACGTGGTGCTAATTCACCATCTTCAATTGTTTGCAAGAGTGTTGTCAGCGCTCGCTCACCGGCTTGAAGTTGGTAGACCAATGAACTCATTGTCATCTCGTCCATCTTCTTTTTTGCCTTAACGTATTCGTCCTGTTCAATAATATCTGCATCCAAATAAAATTTCATCAAACTTGTGATGGTCTTTTTAGCTTGAATGTCGGCATTGCCTTTAATTGTTTTATAATCAAAAGGTGCATAATGTTCACCTTTAACTGGTAACTGTGGATCAACCTCTACAATACCGCTAAGTGATTCACCATCACCAATTAGACTGTCTAGTTCATCTCTAATTTGGTCAGCCGCAGAACGGATACCATTGTTCTTATCACTCATAAATATAATCTGTTATTATGATACTATATATATCTAGTATATTACTGCTATAAAATTTGATGCCAAAAAGATTTATCTTGCGTTATGGTATCTCTGGTAAGAAAGAGAAGGAATAGCATTGTCCACAATGGTTGCCAAGTGTGCATCTCTAACCAGTGATTGATTAAGTATATTGTGGTGTTGTTCCTGTTCAATCGTCTTTTTCCAAAGTCTCAAGTTTGTTAATTTTACTAGACCGCCTTTTAGTTTGTAAGGTCTATCTAGGTCCCAAATAACTGCTTGGTCAATTGGCTTGACTTCACTAAATTCTAGTTGCAAATTATTATTTGCATCTTGTGGTCTGTTTCTGTTATTTGATTCATCTAAATAATAGATATATGCACTAAGTTCACGGAATGTATTCGACATATTGATAACAAGCCCGTACCACTCATGTGAACCCAAAATCATATTATGTGTAAATGTATAGATTTGACCGTTTAGGGTTACCTCTAATACCTGTGATGAAATTCTTACATTGATACCTTCGCCAAACTGGTCGCCGTTTAAAATCTGGTACTTTGTTGTATCCATTGTATCAAATACTGGTGAGAACCAAGTTGTAAATGCTAAGTTGTCGTTGATTGACTGTGTTGATTTTTGTATATAGTCAACAGCATCAATATCTGTTTCTACAGATGAAAGGTCATAATAGTTTTTAGAAACAAGTGTCCATCTATTTTTCAAATCATAATCTACAATTCTAAGTGCCGCCGCCGATCTTTGACGTACGCCATCGTCCCATTGGTGTGGCGTTGATTTAAGTTGTTGTGGATCGGTTGCCTTTACATATTCTTGTTGAATCTCTTCGCCGAAGATTTCTTCAACGCCCATTACAAGATTTTCAAGTTCTGCTTCAATTTCTTGTGGTTTAGCAACCGCTGATCTGTTTTGGTATTTAGACAGCATTACTCTCCAATAAGTATGTTGTATATTAAATTCGTCGGCAAGTGCCACAGATTTAACCTCATACATTTTATTGTTGATTGGGAAATAAAGATAGTCCTTTACTCTTGGTCTATTGCCAAGACCAAATGTTTTTTCAAACTGATAATCTGTGATATGAATTTCAAAGTCCTCAAAGCCCATGCCAAATACATCGTACTGCATTGCTTCAGTTGGAAATTCATTATCAGGTACAGATACTTTTAGGTCACCCGCTGCAACAACATTGAACAGCGAATATTCCATAAAGATAACATCCTTAGTTCTTTCGTCTGGCACTGTTCTGTAGTACCTAACACCGTGACCAAAAATGTCGCTTGTAATTTCAACAAGTTGGTTATAAAGATTGTTATTTCTTGTTAGCTGATAAGGTTTGAAAATATTGTCAGATGTTTCACATTCAACTTTAATATTAGCACAACCGCTATAATTCAATGGATCAGCACAATCAATACAGTATTGTGGGCAAGCTTCGATGATACCGTCTTGGTCCTCAACCGTGAATGTAACATCAATTAAAACAATTGAAGCATCTAAACCAAGTCTATCTACTTCAGCTCTAATATCAAGATACAAATCAACAGTGCCGTCCCATGTTAAATAAAACAGATCACCTGGTGTTAAATTTTTATTTAGGGGAGCAAATTCAGAAAACTCTTCACCATTATTAGAATACCTGTACTTGTAAACAAAGTTATTGTTTTCGTTTACAGGAAGCATAAACTTAGCTTTTTGTGCCGTGAATGGAGCTGGGGATGCCAGCTCAATGTGGATGGGCGAGATTTGAGTGGCAACTTCTAAGATTGTATTGCCAACAATAATAGTATCACCGGCTGACAAATTAAAATTTGTGCCGAAACCTGAGACCGTTGTAGAACCCTCATATAGATTAATCGTACCAACTGTAAACATGTTGTCAATACCTGCAAGAATGCTGTAATCAACTACACGAACAATGTTCTTATAAGGTTCTAAAAGTCTTGCGATAATAACATCGCCAATCTCTGTTGCTCTTTGTCCTGTGACCATATTATTATTTATATCGCATTATTTTCAGGCGCATTACTACCACCAATACCAGGTAGTTTAGGTTTATTACCCTTTGCAACGGCAACTGAATCTTGTGGTTTATAAACTTCGCCTGCAATCCAGGAAGCAACAAAACCAGTGAGTGAAACAAAATAAACTGCAAGGTCACTTAGATTTGCTTTATACCAAATAGCAAATGCCCCAACAATTGACCAAAGTACAACAATAACATAAATCATGATTTCTCGTCTTGAACTAGGACCGGGTTTCATTAAACCTGTTTTTTCACTAGGTCTGCGAGATTCACCCCAAATATAAGTGGCTACATAAGCTGTAAGCGCGCCAAAGTACATTCCAAGCTGACTAAAATTAACACCTTTGACAGCACCAAGAATACCCATCGCAATCCATAAGAAGACCGTGATGTATACTAATTCTTCACGCTTACCAAAATTCTTAACAAGATCACGTAGCTTTGCAATAAGCTTTTTCATAAAGAAAGTTATACTTTCTTTTATATATCTACCAATCTGTGACCAATAAAATCTCTGGGTTGTCAGTTTCAAGCTTATATGAAAGCACATCCATTAAAACTGCAAGAATGTCAACTTGTTCGTCCGTAATATCCATTGTATTAAGTGCCCTTTCAAAAAGTCTAAGTAAGTCACCAGCTGAACCTCGACTGTATTGCTTGTCTTTAATAATATTAAGTTCTTTAAGAACTGGATTGATAGCTTTAATCTGATCAAAGCTTAATATTTGATTTAGGCGAAGAGTTGCTCTTAAGATTTTGAATGAATATTTAATCTGCTTATCATCGTCAATTTGTACCATTCTAGAAAAATAACGAGACTTTGAAAATGTAAGCTTGATATATTTTAATCTATCAAAATCTGTTAAAATCTTATTTAAGAAGTAAATTGAATTAGCATCTCGATGAATAAGTTCTAAAGCAATTGCCCTAATCTTCATCAATTCGCGCTTAAAATTCAAATCAAGTAATAAACGCAATTGATATGGTGTAACTAGAATTGAATCTTCGTTTACATTTGAATAGTCAAGTTGATTCAAACACTTTGTCCAAATTAAATTATCGTAGTAATTAAATTTATAGAGGGTGATATCAATGACATCACACATTGACGCAGTATTAAATGAATCCATATTAATATACCTGAATACTTTTTTCAATTGATTGGAGTTCTGCGTTTAATGCAGGACCCGCAAACTTTTGTAATTCTTTAAATTCACGACCGCCGATTTCGTACTTTCTCATATAAACTTCAACGGCCTTATCTGTAGGTATATATTCATTTTTAGAAGTAGGGGCCTGTTTAGCTTTAGCTGTCTTTGTATAAATCCAACCAGGTACACTTGTGAATCTACGGGCTAACAAGCTCCATGCATCAACTACATATGAACCCTCAATACCATTGATATTAAACGCTTGAGCATTCTCCGGATACTTAATCGCAAAGAATCTATTAATCATAAAATGATGGCGCTTTTTATTGTGTTGTTTAATTTGTTTATAAAGCTGTGGCTTTGTAAACATAATCTTTATAAAATCAAAAAGCTTTGTTTCATCAAGCATTAGAATAGGTTATTGAGCTGTTGTGTTTTAGGTTTAACTTCGCGCTTTGGTTCATCAACTAATTTCAAACCGGTAAATGGATCAAGATGATCAGGAACCGATGTGCCGTTTTGATTGGTCCAATTAGTACCTTCCAAGATACGCTCCATTTGAGATATATTATGCATATCCAATTCTACTGCATTTGTTTCAATATCATTATACATTGCATTCATAATTGGCTCAGGAATTGTGCGAATATGCAACAACATCAATTGAATATTTTGCGCAAGCTTGGCTTTGATTTCAGTTTTGCTTGAATTTGCGACAACCCGGTAGATAACATCACTCATCTTTTCAAGACATTCAGGTACAAATAGCTGTTCAACCTCAAAGTGACCAAAGTCTTTTTCATACTGCTTCAAAATCTTAAGAGCTTGATTGTCTGTAATTGAGAATGTACGAACCTTGCCGTTCTTCATGGCTTTATTGTACGTTACAACTGAAGGAATATTATCTGACTTGTCACCGATAAGAATCTTCTGGAAGATAAACTTACGTGAATCAATTTCTTCAACATTTACGCGGTTTGAACGTGTCCACTCTTTAATCTTATCCTTGATTTCATCAGAGCTGATATTATCATTATTAAGATTAAATAGCAATTCATCATTTGTTAATGAATCGCCGGTCTTAGTATCAATCAGTTCATTAAAACCATTAAATGCAATAAGGTTACGACGGGTATTGTAATACCAAAGCGTGTATCCATCAGTGGCTTGTGTATAGTCAACCAATTGAATCAAGTCACGATCGCCAGTCCAGATAATGCAGTTTTTACCTTGGTTATTTAATTCAGTTGCACGGGCAAATAGGATGTCATCTGCTTCGGCACCTGGCGTTTGCTGGATGATTACACCATTCTTGGCCAAAAGTGCACGAAATTCATCGTAAATGCTATACACGGCGTCCCAGTTAACTGAATCATCAGTTTTACGAGTGCCCTTGTATTCCGCTTCAGGATAAAAGTCTTTGCGCCACGATTTAGAATCAACGGCAATAACCACTTGGTCAACGAATGGTTTCATCTTTCGGATTTCGCTAGCAAAGTCAATGCAAAGCTTTCGCATAAATTGACCCTGATCTTTCTCACTATCGAGTAGACGCTTGTCTTTTCGGCGGGGCATGACATACAGCCGGCTGT